TGGGGGTAATCCCCCCTCTCGAGACGCGGAATAGGATCGTGTGAAATCGGTAGAGTATACCGCTCACAATGGCCACCTTCCTTTTCCTTTCTGGATTAAACCAGGCAGGATCAAAAGGTGTGGCACGGGTGACAGCCGCCTGAAGGGACTCCATAAGGGATCCCATCATGTCGGCACGGCCATAGGCCTGCTGGATTCGGTATCGAACCTTATCCAGATCGGCCACGAACTGTTGTTTTAGTTCGTATATGACCGGTGACTCGTGTTTCTCTTGCTCCAACCGATCAAGGAAATCATCTGGTTCACCATATTCGTTGAATATGGTGGACATGATCTCCTTGGCTTTCTTGGATGCGGTTTCCTCTAGGAAACCCATGTATGTCGACCGGATATATCCGGCCTCCATACCTTCCCATGGACCGAATTGGACATTACCCACCTTAATTGGTGGCGTGTTCCCGCATGGCCAGCCAAGATAGCACTGGGCCGCTGGGCTATGCCTAATCTTACTCCTAGAGAGGAATAAGTTAAGCATGGTCTCTCGGTCAATGGTTGGGGGGTTATGCTCGAGGTCCTCGTAGAGGCCTCGGTCTCGCAAGACCTGATCCAGCTCGACCAACCCAGCAAGGGTTGATCGGGCTTGGCTTAGGGTCTTAGGGGGTACGGGAGAGATTTCTCTGCCAAGAAGAAAAGTTCTCTTGGCTATCTCGCCACAGGATTCAACTCCTGTGGAGTCAGTGGACTTAGCCTCGGATATATCTACTCCGAGCTGAGTCATGACCGTCCTGTACTTCCTTCCCACATCAAGATCTCCAATGGCGACATCATCACCGATTACCATGTAATCACTGAAGTCGGCTTTGCCGACTTCGATTGCACAGTATCGGATGATGGCGTGATGGGTCAGAGCCATGGAGGCCCATGAGCTTAGTAAGCCCATGGGCTGTCCCACGGCATATCGGATGACCCCTAATGGTCCTTGGACGTCTCGTTCTGAGACGATCTTAGACCATAGGGCTCCGATTTCCTCAGAGAACATGAATTTTATAACATGCTCTTGCAGGATCAAAGGAAGCCTGTCTGTGGCGGCCGTAAGGTCGTAACACAGTAGGTTCTTTCCTTGTCCTGTTAACTCCTTCAGCT